TATTTATTTACCCTCTTTGAAATCAAAGAAATTGACCCTAAAAAAGTAGAAAAAGTAGCTTATCACTATGCAAGGGGAGGCAGCTTTTTGGTAGAGATTCAATCACCCGAAACTACCAAATTTGAGGTATATACCAGCGCTTATCCTTATTTGGAAAGGCTTATCAGAAAATACAACCCTAATGCCGATATAGAAGTTTATAAATTATGAAAAAAAATACAAAAAAAATGCTTTTTATTATTTTTTTCTCTCTACTAGCCGGAATCGCTCTGGCAGCCCTTTATATCTTCCTTGTTTCGAAGTTTACATCCAGCTATGATAGAGAAATATCTTTGTTATTTTTTCCTGTTCCTTTTCTATTGGGGGTGTGGATATGCTATTCCTTTGCTTATAATCAAAAAATAGTAGGAGCCATTGCTGTAATCTGTACCATTGTTTTCTTTAAATTTATGATGGGGACTCTGGGAGTTACTTTTTCTAAAGTATATGAGAGATTAACCCTGCCCAAGATCTATAAAAACTATCATTCTACATCAGACCATAGAATATCGCGCATAGAAGGATCTGAATACCTTATGAGACTTCCCGAAGATATTCATCACTTTGCAAGAGGTATCTACCTCAATCCTCAAAACGAACTGGTCATCTATGATAAATCAATACCTATGGAACGCGGCGAGCTATCTGTTATTAACCATATAGAGAAATACAATTCCTTAGGAGAGCGTATGCAGAATAAGGACACCTTGGAAGTACAACAAGACATTCCCGATATCTTTGATGGAAGTTCCCAGCATTTCCTTAAGAGAGAAACTCTTGAGCGTAAGGATATTAAACCTATGTATGTAGAAAGCTATAAAACCAAAGGAAATAAATATGAAACTATTTTGTATTTTGAGGTAAAAACCAAGCCTCATACTTTTCGATTAAAAACCAGATTTTCTTACATCAAGAATCAAAAAGAACTTTCAAAGAAACCTACAACCTATTATGAGAACGATTCTGAAATAATAGAATCTTTTGGAAATATCAGCCTATATACTAATAAACATCTCCATTATCAGCTGTTACAAATAAAGGATGATATCTATTTAGGTCTTATCTATATGGTAAAATAAGAATCTCCTATTTAAATATTATGTACTTTGCCAAAGGTTGTAGAGACCCTCACGACCTTTGGCAAAGTTTTTATTAAATATATTTCTATGTAATTTAAACCTCCCACACTTCCCATCTTTCTTCTTCTAAATTCAATTGTCGGTGGAAATTGCGTATTTGCTCTTCATCAATACGTGGGTTCTTATTCAGTTGTTGCAATATTTCCCGCTGATGATGCAAAATAGCAATGTATTTCTTTCGCTCTTCAGGAGTAGTATTGCTCTTCGACAAATCGAGTTGGTATTGCCATATATCTTTCTGATTCTGTAATAGAAGACTATCGTTTATTCCTTCTTTGTAATGCTTTTGCATATAATCTAAAGCCGCTTGCGCTAATGATTTACGAATAAGACTTTCGGCTTCAGCTTCAGGAATATGGTCTTCATAATCAGGGAATTTAGCCCATCGGATAAGCGCTGGCAAACTAAGCCCTTGTACGAGTAGGGTTGCCAATATCACTATAAAAGTAATGTAGAGAATCAGGCTGCGATGCGGAAAAGGCTCACCGTTCTCTAAAGTTAGAGGAATAGAAAGGGCTACCGCTAGTGAAAGCACCCCGCGCATTCCTGCCCAACCAAGTACCAAAGGTAACCGAAAGCCAGGGTTCCGCCTGTCGGCTACTGTTATGAAGTGTTTCATTACTTGAGTAATGAGTAAAGCCCCGTATGACGATAGCAGTCGTACCCCTACTACTACCCCTGTGATGAGCAACCCATAATTTGTAGCTGTAGCAAGACTCATACCTTCGGCTTCTATACCCTCGAGTACATCAGGCAAAGCAAGACCTATCAGCATAAAGGCAAGACCATTGAGTACAAAGCCTAAAATATCCCATACCGCTACCGCTTTGTTGTATGTGGAGGCAGCAAGAATACTAGTAAGGTGCAGCGACATATACATACCCCCAGCCACTACTGCCAACACTCCCGACACTCCCATTTCGTTAGCTACAATATACATTATATAAGGAGTAATAAAGGTAAGGATATATAAACAAGATAATGGGCGGTACTAAAATGCGAAAACATGGAAAAGCACCGAAAGCCTTATAAATAGGGAGATTGAAGCTAAAAAAGGCAAAAAAGCGGACAAAACGAAATGTACAATAACTACCATTTAATTACCGAGTAATTGCCCAATAACTACCAATTAAATAACCTTAATTACCTACATAGGGTATAAAGATACCTATTAATTACCCAACCCCACTAAAACAGCCCCTTTGAGGGCTTTTTTTATGCCCTTAAACTACCCTTTAAATCCTATTGAAAGCCCCTATAAAACACCCCGAAAAGTAGGGAGAGAAATACCCCCGAAAATACCTCCCTAAAAAGTTGGGTATGCAGTTGGGTATGCAGTTGGGTATGCAAATGTGTATATTTTTAAGCACGAGTTTAGGGGGTAAAAAGCGCCTTTTTAGTTAAAATGATAGGTAAAGGGCGTGAGTTGGAGGTATTTTGCAAATGGATTAATAATATAACTTATTGAAAAATAACTACTTAATTAATTTAGTAGTGGTATTTATACCTTTTCCCTCCTCTAAATGCTTAATTTGTTCCTTTAGGTTATGTACATCAACCTCAAGATCGGCTATTTTTTGGTAATTGGTAATTGGGTCGAGGAACTCAAAAGAAAGGTACATTTTACACTCCCATATCTCCTTAATTTCATTTTCAGGGATACTTATATTTCCATAGTCACGATTGTCAGAGGAACAGTAGAGTTTGTGATATTTTGCAATACGATTTTTGACCCTTTTTACAATGATACCATCTCTCTCCGTAACTATGACATATACCCTATTATCCCTTATCATATGAAAGTTATGGACAAACTCTGCTATTACATAACTACCATCTTGCAAAGTTGGATACATAGAGTTCCCTTCTATTTGGAACATGCGAAAAGTACCTCCATATATACCTGGGAGGCTATACATAGGAAGTTTTTCTATATATTTGGTGTCTTCATATCCAATAAGATAACCTGCTTGTGCCTTTACTGATACCAAAGGAATGTTTCTTCCCTCTTCATTGTGCCTATCTACTACAATGACTTTAGGCATATAGTCAATAGTTTTAGTTTTATCTATCTTTATTATAGTAGATTTTTTTTCAGATTCTTCCTCTTCTTTTTTAAGCATCTCTCCTTTGCCTGTAAGAAGCCATTCGAAATTTATTTCGAAATTGTTTGCAATTTTCTCTAATACATTAAATTTAGGTTCTGTATTAGCTATATAATTTCGAACATTAGCCTCATTTATACCTATCTTATTAGCGAAATCACTATTATTTCCCTTGGAAAAATAATCAACAAGGGATTTTATTCTTTCATTAATTGTACTCATAATCAATTAATTAAATATTAAATCGAAAAATAATTCGAAAATTACTTGTTTGTTTCGAAATTTATTTCGAACTTTGCACCGTTAAACAAAACTAATTTACGAATGGACAAAGGTATAAAAATTCCTCGAAAATTCAACCCATTAGTGGTGGAAAAATTATCGGTAAAGTTTGGACTTTCAAAAACTTATATTCGTCAGTGCCTAAACAAAACCCGAAACAGCGAAACAGCTGATACTGTTTGTAAAGAGTATAAGCAGTATGAAAAAGAAATTAATAACGTTTTAAAAAATTGATTATGAAAGAATTAATCAACACCATTGAACAAACAATGTCCAGCTTTGAGATTGCAAAGCTAACAGGTAAACGACACGATCACGTAATGCGTGACATTCGAGAACTAAACAAGGGATATGAGAAATTGTATCTCCCCAAAATTGGGTTGATATTTAAAATCACGGACTTAGGTTTTGGGAGACAAAGAAAAGACCCTTATTTTGAATTGACCAAAATGCAGACATTTGACCTTCTGACTGGGTATAACACAGAATTGCGTATTAAGGTCAATCGTAGGTGGGCAGAGTTGGAAGCCTTGACACAAATCAAAATGCCCAAATCTCTTAATGTCTATGGAATGGAAGCCCTGCCATACGTGGAGTGGTTGCTCTTGCATAACTACTCGGTAACCAGTGGGCAGTATCACGCTCGCATTCGCAAGCACCCTCAGCACTTCTACAAGGCGAGTACAGGGAAGTGGTACATCAATAAGGCGTTCGCCGAGCAACTCTTAGAGATTCGTAGTTGTTGCCAGAAGCTCAAAGAAGTGAAGGGCTTGCCACAAGTGCATCAGGTAACACTCTTTGAAGTGATTGCAGAAGTAGAAGGGCAGGTAGCACCTTCAGGCAAATAATTAATCAAAAAAGATAGAATATGAGAAAGTTGATAAAGAAACTTCTCGCACCATTAGTACGAGAAGTAGTTCAAGAGGAGATTAAAAAGTTAAATCAGCAAGTGCAGACTGTATTGCTTTCAGCTGTTTCCAATGCTGAGAAGAACGTGAAACTTGAAAAGAGTGCCCCTGATAATTTAGATTGATTGTTTCCTCTTCAGAGGAGAAAGCCTCTACAGAGGAAATGATTAGGGACAAACACGTCTTGAAGGCAATGTAGGCAGACAATTCTGGCTGCTCTACTTTTGTGGGGGAGTTCTCTACACTTTCACAACACTCCTTAAGAATGGCCTTTACTATAGGTGATGTATTTTCAGGCCATTTTTCTACAAAAGAATTATACAATTCCATATATGAAAAATTTGAATTAACACACAAATATATGGAATTTTTCCAAGGCGGTTGGGAACCGCTACAAATTTAACACGTAGTAGGTCGCACCTACCTTGGAAAGCAAACTTAAAAAATAGTTTTTATGAGAAAGTTAATACAAAAATGGATTAAAAAGCAGGTGATACACCATATCAATAGAGATTGGAGTCATCAAGTGATAGAAACGAAAGAAACCCTCTTCGGGATAGTAATCAAGAGAGAATTGAGAACAGAGTTAATGTAAAGATGTTATGGAAACAAAGAAAAACAACGGCGTACGCTTTTCCGCTGATGTAAAGATAAGCGAAAAAGGAATTGGCAAGGACATAAATATTGATATTCGCTATATAGACCTTACCAATCCCCAAGAGTGGGAACAGCTACAGCAATGGCTTATCAAGTTAAGACGTACTCTTGAGGTAACTTTTGGTAATGAGGAAACATTGGATTGGTACTGCAATAGCGAGCATGAGCCAAGACGTAGTTGGGATATGCAAAACAATCTCATTAGTCACACAGATTGTTCTCTTTCTCAAAGTCCTTTAAGCGACAATGAAGGTCAAAGAGTTCGTGAGCTAACCGATTCGGGAAAAACAGCGTGTTCTCGCTATGTAGATCGTTTATTCTCTGGTATGACTGAGAGAGCAGAGAATGGTTGTAATACTTCTGAAAAATGGATAACTCATCCTCTGTCAAAAGATGACTTGAAAGCCCAAAGATAGCTTTTTCAAGCGTTTTAAGATAGACCTCGTTAAGGGCATTTTGAAAGAACAATTCGTCTAAGCGTTTTTGAAGCTCTTTAATAGAATTTTCCGTACTCATATATTTAATTTAATTAGTTTGAGGCTACAAAGGTAGCGAATTTTTCCCTAAGTCAGTAGGACTGACAGCCGAAAGGTTGGCGAAGCGAAATCGCATTAGGGAGCAAAAAAGAAAAGATTATGCCCTATTTATGGTTACATAATAAAGTTGCGGTGGAGGTAGAAGAGTTGGTTCCTAAGTATTGGAATGTGCTTAAGTCCTTACAGAGTGCTATCTCCCGCAGTGAAGGTAAGCCTTATGGTGTTAAGAAACTCCAATCGGGTGGGAATGGGCGTAGGCTATTGATAGACTATGACACCCTCCCCAAGGAGATACAAGAGGCACTGGGTGATCCTCGAAAAGCAGGTCATTTGTTAGAGCGATATTACCAAGTAAAAGACGAAACAATACGCTTCTATAGTGAATGGAAACGTTGCGATAAGCACCTTACCGATGAAGAGATAGACCGCTACATCATCAATGCGACTACCTTGCAAGCCTTAGTTACCATTGAGCAGGAACGACTCAATATTCGCAAGGCATTGCATAAAAAGAGTGCTACCAAGGGACTTGCTCAAAGCCTACTCACCGATGCAGTGAGCTTTAACGAGACCTTGCCCCCAAGTCGTAAGCATAGCCTGCCTGAGAGTTTAAGGCATTTTAAAAACACTTTAAACGCCTTTAAAACCGATGGACTTCTCTCCGTTATCAAGGACCCTTACGGAAAGGGCAAACAGAACGCCCGAAAGGTAGATGAGCGTGTTATAGAGGTGCTACAAGGCTTATTCGTAGGACAAACCCACAAGCCTACTCCTACTGATATATCTCGGCAATATGATGCCTTTTTGGCTGGCTATATAGAAGTATTCAACAAGGAAACAGGTGAACTATACGAACCTACTGGCTTCCCCGCCTTGAGCGAAAGTACTATCAAAGCCTATCTGATGAGTTGGGAGCAGAAAATCATCTCCTACAATCTCAGAAGTGGAAACCGACAGGCTTTTATGGGGCAATTTATCCCCTATGCACAAACGGAGCTACCTACCAAAGCAGGGTCTATCCTTTCCATTGACGACAGACAACCTCCATTTTGGTATGAAAAAGGGAAAAGGGTATGGTTCTATATTGGGGTGGATATTGCCAGCCGCTGTATGACAGCCTTTGTCTATGGAAAGAGCAAAGAAGGGATTATCCTTGAGTTCTACAGACAATTAGTGAGGAACTATCACCAATGGGGATTAAAACTCCCATATGAGCTGGAGTGCGAAAGCTCCCTCAATAGTAGCTTTAGCGAAACTTTCCTTAGAGAGGGGTATATGTTCCAAAAGGTAAGAGTGGAAGCCAACAACGCTAAAGGAAAGTATATAGAACGTATGTTTGGCAAGATGCGTAATAATAAAGAAAAGTATGCCGACGGATGGATCCCTCGCCCCTTTGCTAAGAACGAAGCCAACCAAGCGGGCAAAGGTGCTACCAAGATTATCCCTTATAATGAACTCGTGCAGGCACGCCTTGCCGATATAGAGGATTGGAACAACGAACCCCACGATGAGGATCCGAGTGTAAGCCGTTGGGAATATTTTCTCAACAACCAATTGGAAAGCCTACCAGAGACGAACTACCGAGCTATATTGCCTTATATTGGTTACTCTGTTAAGACCAGTTGCAAACAAGGCTATATCAGCTTAAACAGACAGAAGATGGCAATAGCCGAAGCGGGAAAGATACTTACAGGCGACCCTCTTATTGAGAAAATGAAACAGATAGAAGGTAAGGATATAGAGGTGTATTGGTTGGACGGCAATGACGGGGAACTTATAAAGGCAATTGCTTACTGTGGTAACCGCTATGTATGTGAGGTGCAACCTATGCCACGTTTCCAAAGAGCACAAGCCGAGCAAACAGAGGAAGACACCCTTATCAAGGCGCTGCAAAATGCCTATACGATGACCATTGTACGCTATGTACAGCACCAAAGCAAAGAGATTACTCCTATAGGGGTGATAGACAAGACACCGAAGCCAAAACGCTCTTTTGTGATTAACAACCTCAAGCGATTTGAAGCATGCGAAGCAGAGGAAGTAGAAATATTGGACGACTACGATACTATGGAGGAAGACGACAAACAAATCCTCTACAACCCAAGTACAGGGACAGAATATACTAAAAATTGGAGAAAAAAATATGCTATATGAAATTATCAATAGACTTTAAAAACAAGGTAAGGGAAGCGATTCTTTCCGACCGTGAGAACTATGGAGGTTCCGATGCTGACTATGCTAAACGCATAAATTTAAAAGGAGCTATCCTCTCTCGTCTTAAAAAAGGAGAAGTGGAGAAACTCATTAGCGACACCCAATGGTTGGTAATTGCTCATCAGCTTGGGGTACAAGTAAGAGACAACGCCTGGAAGGTAGCCCGTACAGCAGTATATACTGAAATAGAAGATAACCTACTCTACTGCAAGGAGTACAGCAAATCAATGATCTTGGTAGATGATTGTGGTATTGGGAAGACTTTTTGCTCCCGACACATTGTTCGTAAGCTCAAGAATGCTTTCTATGTGGATTGCTCCCAGGCTAAAACCAAACAGCAGTTTATCCGATTACTAGCTAAGACTATAGGGGTGGATAATACGGGTAAGTATGTAGATGTAAAAGCAAGTATCAAGATGTGTCTTATCTACTTAGAACAACCTCTTATTGTACTTGACGAGGCAGGAGATCTGGACTACAACGCTTTCCTTGAGCTCAAAGAGCTATGGAATGCTACCCAAGGGGAATGTGCTTGGTATATGATGGGAGCCGATGGACTAAGGGCAAAGATAGAGAGCGGCATCGCCCATAAAAAGGTAGGTTATGCCGAGATATTCGACCGCTTCTTTGACATCACCTCGATTGTACCCCAAGGAACGGATGATCGTAGGGAGTTTTATATACAATTATTGGGCGATGTGGCTTCGGTGAATGCCAAGCAAAAAGAGGATGTAGACAAACTCGTGCGTAAATGTATGAACCCGAATGACCTTAATACAAAGGATGTAACTCCTTCCGATTGGAAAAGACTTAGATATTTGGAGAATTTAATTAAGTTAAGCTAATGGCAAGAATAAAAGGTATATACGGAAAGCAACTACTTGAAAAAACCTATAAAACCTTTCCATTTGAGGGGGTATGGGAGAAAGCCCTTGGCAATCCCGAAGTAGGAGGGTTTTGGATTATCTATGGGCGAGAGAAGCAAGGGAAAACGTGGTTTTCATTAATGTTAGCGGAATACTTGAGCAAGTTTGAACAGGTAATGTATGTAAGTGCCGAGCAGGGCATTAGTAAGTCCTTTCAAGAGGCATATATCCGCAGTGGCCTTGATCCAAGTAACCGCAAGTTAAAGATAGTACCCTATACAGAACTTACCGAGATAGAGAAAGCGTTAGCTAAGCAACGTGCCCCTAAAGTGGTGATTATAGACAATACCACAGTTTATAAAGACGAGCTAACAGCCCCTAAACTTAGGGAATGGGGAAAGAATTATCGCAATGTACTCTTTATCTTCCTCGCCCACGAGGAAAAGGGAGAGCCCGATATAGCCGTGGCAAGGCTTTGTAAGAAGCTCGCAGAGGTGATTATACAAGTGGAAGGCTTGGCATGTAATGTATCGGGGCGTTGTCCTGGTGGAGTGCTTACCATAGACAAAGAGAAAGCAGAGCTATACCACGGCTGTGAGCCGAACGAATTAATGTAGGAAAAATAAACAAATGGAAACCATAGAAAAGCAAAAGACATTTAGAGAGTGCCTACTTTATTACTTGGACTGCAAGTACTGGGCATACGAACAACTACAAGGGATGTACTTTGAAAAATGGTGTGAACAGGTGTGTAAACAAAGGAAAACTTCAGTGGATCCAAGGATATTGGCAAAGAATGACCATCTACTGAATTGGTTTGCCCAGCAGTGGGAGGTCTATGTAGAGGGTGAGATAGCCAAGTACTACGGGAAGGCTCTCAGAGAGGGGGTATTTGACCGAGAGGATGTAGAGCTAATGATACACTTACAAATGGAGAATATTTACCATATTTACCCCAAGACATTACTGAAAATGATAGATAAAAGTGGAGAGCCTCCACAGATAATCAAGAGTGAAAAACGAAAAATAATAGCACAATGAAACAGTTATATACGGAAGTGCTAAGGCTTGACAATTTCTTACAAGCCTTGACAGCAGAAGAGCGTACCATGATACACCAGTATCATGCGGGTTACAGAACAAGTGTACCAATAGTGGTACTGACCATTTACGAATGGATACGAGAAAATAACTGGGAGTCTCCTTACATCAGATACGATCAGGACAGGGTGCTAATGTGGTACAACGAATACAAAAAGGGATGGGAACCGATAGAGACAAACAAATTATATAAGGCAAAAGTAGAACGATAATTTAAAAATAGATATTACCATGAGTGTAGATTTATCACAACTAAGTGCCGAGGAGCGTGCCGCACTTATAGAACAGGCGAAAGAGTTAAACGCTAAAGAACGCCAAGAAAAACAAAAATCCTACGAGGCAATGAAAGCCGATGCGATCATCAGCCTTATCACCGTAGCTAAGGACATCAATGAGCGGCTAACAGAGTTCAAACAACATTCGTTTGAGACCTTGGACACGCTGCATGACCTGCTAAAGGAGTACAGCGGGCGACATGCTGAGGGCAAAGGGAGCTTTAAGGTGGAGTTTGAAAATTTCAAGGTGGAGTACAACAGGCAAGGCAAAGGCTCCTATGACGAGCGAGCCACTGAGGCGGAGAAGTATATCTTTGACTTTATAGAGAGTCGCTACTCTGGAGATTCAGGTACTAAGGAGTTTATCCTCTCGCTATTAGAGCGTAAGAAGGGCGAACTTGACCCCGATAATATTCAGAAGCTCTACAAGTACGAGAGCAAGTTTGCAGACCCAAACTTCTCCAAAGCATGCGAGCTATTCCGTGAGAGTTATCAGTATAACCACTCCAAGGATTATATCCGCTTTTACGAAAAGGATAAGCATGGCAAGTGGCAGAATATACTCTTACAATTTTCAGCAATATAGTTCCCCTAGGAACAAATATACCCTGCCCTTAGCGTGTCGTTGGTATTAAGGGGACGCCCATAAGAGACCCCCTAAGGCAGGGTTTTAAATAACCTTTAAAAACGATTTAGAATGTATTTTATAACAAAAAAAGATAGTGAAACAGGAAAGAAGTTTCAACAAATAGCTAATAAAATGGTAGTTTGCTATGAATATCAAAAAGTATTAGCTGATAAGTATGGGTTTACCTCTTGGAGAGGAGCCTATTGGGTTATAGCTGGGGGTATTTCCTCAGTCATATTTCCTAAAGACACTATAGTAGATACTAAGGTATGGAAAAAAGTAAAAGATAGGAAAAATGAATATACGCCTCGATTGAACACCAAACAAGGCAAATCTGTACAAGCAGACTTTGAACAAGCCCCTACTATCACCAAATCCGAGCTTAATGCGTGTATAGATTGGGATGAGGCATTTAGTAATATAGGATTCGACAAAGGGAATGATAAGTACTTTGGATTTTGTGTAGGTGAAGATTGTAATGTAGTTATTCCAAAAGATTGTGAGGAGATAACAACTACTAAATATAGGGAACTTTTTGGGGAATAGTTATGATTAGCACAAGACAACTAAAGATCCTACAGAGCCTCTTAGGAAAGAGGTTTAAGGACAGAGAGGGACGGCTGGCTTTTCTATCGGACTTTGTCTTTAGAGAGCTTGGCTCAAGCAGGGAGCTAACCGAAGAAGAAGCCTTTGAGATATTAGACTGGCTGAAGTATAATTACAGTAAGGAGGCGTACTTTGACAGCCATAACCCACAACACCTTAGTTTGTTAGCTAAGTGCCACGAACTGGGTTGGGTGCAGGAGGATAATCCAAGGATCCCCGACCTTCAACGATTGGGCAAGTTTCTCCTCTCAAAGAGGTGTCCTGTACAAAAGCCATTAATGGAAATGACTACTAAAGAAGTTAGTAAGGTAATAGGAGCGTTAGAAAAAATGATTGAGAAACGATATGAAAAGAAGTGACAAACAACAAGTGACCAGTGACAAATGCCCTCACAAGCACCAAGTGTTGCGCACCATAGGTGGATACTGTACTGTGGCTGTAACGGCTGTATTTTGTGCCGATTGTGGAAAACAACTTACTAAAACAAATATAGAAACTTAATGAAATTAAGAGTGTGGTATGGGCTTCGTAAGCTCACAAGAAAAGCCGTAAAAAAGCCCGCTATTGTTATTGTCTATGAGAACTCCTGGTATTGGAAAAACGAGGATAGAATAAATCAAGCTATGAAAGTAATATATACTCGTTACCAAACAGAACAAGAGGCTTCCGGTGCTCATAATAGCAGATATACTTACATCTATTATGAGTTATTTTTAGAGGATAAACACTTTAAAAAGTCTCCAGAACTCGCTATACAATACAATAGCTATTCAGACAGAAAGCAGGTCAGTGAAGAGGAAAGAGAACTTATCGCAAGTAAGATAAGAGCAGAGATATACAAGTTCTACAATATTCAGGAGCCTGATAGTGTACCTATCAATAGCTGGCAATTAATCATTAACCATTAATCATTAAAAAATGACCTATATAGTAACCATACGCAGTTGTGCAGTAGTAGTGAAACTGACCTATAAGAGTGGCAAGTTCTCTAAGTTAGAGGTCAAGAAAGGCACTTTAGACGGGGAATATCTCAAGCAAATAGGCCTGCTTATTCCTCCCTTAGAGCATCTCATAGAGGAGTGGCAGGGGGTGTGGGGGGATAGGGTAACCTACAGAGAGGAAGAGGCGAACCCACCGAGCTTATACACCCTGTTCATGGATGAGTGGTTTGCCTTCTATAACCGATTGTTTGGATTTGCTCCAAAATTCACTGGAGCAGACGGAAAAGCCCTCAAGCAAATCATCACCTACCTTACGAATAATTCAGCCGATGAGACAGAGGCCTTATCCACTTGGCAGTACTTGCTACAGAACTGGCAAAAGTTAGACGAGTTCCATCAACGAAACACCGATTTGAAATATATCAATTCACAATTAAACAAGATATTACAAAATGCAAAACGAGGTAATAGTAGTAAGACCCAACGAATTAGCGACAATTTCAAACGAGAAGTTCTTAGAGGCCTATTCGCTGAATAACTGTCTTATGCGCAGTGTAACGATCAAGGGAGTGAGTGACGCACTGAGTCGTAATACTGTAAGTTTGGTAGATATTAAGAAAGGTAAGGGACAAGCGTTTTTAAGAAGTTACATTGCCCTATGGCTCATTGAGCTTAACGAGCTGCTAAACTTAAAAAATCCCCTTTCCGAAGCACAAATAACCCTATGTACAGAGCAAATCATCACAGATTATTCTTTTTTGAAGCTCTCAGAACTCTCACTTATCTTCAAGAGGATTGTTTCGGGTGAGTTTGGCGAGCTATACGAGCGTATCAGTATGCCTAAGATAATGAATATATTCCGACAGTATGACCAAGAGCGCACCGAGGTAGTTGTCACCCAAAACCAACAAGCACACGAACAATTCCGTTATAGGGAGAATCGAACGGAAAGCTATGATGATGATCTGGAGAGGCTGTATAAAAAGATGAGAAAGTTTTGATGTGTCATTTTTATATTTTAATTAGAGAACACCCGCTAAAATCCAATTTGGAAATAAGCGGGTGTTTTTTTAATTTTGCAGGCGAAAACCTAATATCATGCAAACCTATACTATACAGCGAAAAGAACGTCTAAAGCGTCGTAATGAGAGTGTTCGCAAGCTCTTTGAGACTCTTAGTCAGCGTTATCCTCAATGGCGGGCGGAAGCTATTATTGCAGAAGTAGCCACACAGATGTATCTTTCTCCAAGGACTATAGAGGCTATTGTCTTCTATGAGGGAATCTATGCAGAAAAATAATTGAAAAAAGTTTTGGTAGTTTAAAAAATAGTTGTACTTTTGCAGTGCAATTCTGCGGATTTGCGATACCTTTGGGGCAATCATTTCTCATAATGATTGCCCCTTAGTGTTTTTAAAAGATACGCTCTAAAGTACCATTCCTCAATACCCACACTTCACTAATTATTTGCCCTGATTTTATACGCTCTTCGATTGTTCGTATAACAGAATCATAATCACAAGGGGTATAATCTATAACTACCTTATCAGACTGTTTTATACCTTTACCTAACATATGGGTAGCCTTTTTAAAGGCTTCTTTAAAGGAAAGCGTATTTGCATCGCCTAAAAATCCTTCGTGCTCATAGAACTTATTTCCTACTTTAAAGTCGGGACATTTACCCCAATAAGGGGTTCCTTGCAAATCGGCATAAAGTTGCTGATAGAGCTCATTTCGTAGAGGTGAATTAAATCTTGGTAGTATGATTGTTTCTTTTCCCTGCTTAGCGAAAAAGTCGCAACAGTTATATACACGTTCATAGTCTGACCCCTCCGTATTTACAAGGTTAGAAATAGTAATCTTTCCTCCATTAGGATATTCTTTTACCACCTTCTCAATATAGTGTTCTCCGAGCTTTTCCAATCCTTTTTCCACTTGCTTTTCTACCTCTTTAATGGCTTTTTCACTCATTCCTTTGGCATAAGGTATTACCGGAAATATCTCACCAGAAAGAGCAGGATTATTGGCAAAGGCTTCTTTTATGGGTACCTCTTCTGTACGAACGCCCTCGGTTATAGGATTGGCAGTAGGCTCTACATAACAACGACAGCCCCAATCATTAGGGGGTAGGTGTGTTTTCCAAAAGGAATGTTCTATGGGTAGCGTAAGTCCGTCCCAGGCACGGTGTGTTTCACGGGTACGCTCATCGTGTACAGCGTGATAAGTAAGATTAGGATATATGCGTTTGTTGGCAATATATTCCTCGTACTTTTGTGCTGAAAGTGCATTGGCCACTGTTTGGTTGTATTCGGTTTGTAGCCAACGCTTGTTGTAGAGCGTGTCGAGCTTTTCAGCTTCCTTTTTAAATTCATTCCAAGGGAGTACACGCCCATCTTTGGTAAGGGCCTGCTCTATCTGTTGCTTGAAGCTCGTTTCTTTGAAAGCTGAGAAGGTAGCTATATTGCGCTTGAGGCTACTAACCAAATCGGGGTTTGCTTGTTCTATGTTGGAGCTATAGCCTATTTCTACTGCTTTAGAGAGGTGCCTATAATAATACCTCCATAGCTTTTCCGATAGGGGTTCGCTAACACTCCTTTCTTGGAAAACCATACGAATATACTCCTCAATAAGCCTACTCAAGTCGTTGTCTTCCTTGCTGAGCTTTATAGGCTCGTGCTCCGGACAACAATGGGTGTGATAGTGTAACTTGAGTAGGCTTAGGCTTTTTTTGACTCACCCTCACTACTTCCTCCAAAGGTAGAGGTAGGCATACTTTCTATTTCTACCCCATAAGTACGCTCTATATAGTCTTGGGTAAGGATATAGCCACGCCCTAAGAGTACGCCGTCTATAGTGATTTGCTTGTTAGGGTCTGTGGTTTTCTCTACCGCTATTTTGGCATTGTCAGGAATAGGGTAGCCAATGGTACGCATAGCGGGCAAAAGCTGATTATTAAGGAAAGCTAACATCTTCTTTTCGTCAGCATAGACTACCTCCTCTAAGGTGTTCTCGTGTACTGTGCCTTGTGCCTTGCTACTGCCGTTTTCAGTAGTCATTGTTTGGTGAAGTACGAGTTTGGAGAGTTCTTTGTCTAAGGCTTCAATTTTGCGGTAGAACACTTGGAAAGCATCAGCTTTGCTGTTCTCCTTAATATCTACTTCAGTACCAATAGGAAAAACGCCATACGAAGCCGAACCCATTTCCTCTAACCACTGGGCAACTTCCTCTTTCACACTATCACTTTGTGAGGCTATTTTAGCTATACGTATAGGTATACCGAATAACTCCTCGAACTCGTCCCAACTACCCCAAGAATGGCGCTTGAGGATAGCATAAGGAGTAGCCTTTTCGAGCAACCCCGAATGCTTGTAGAATTGTGCTACTAATACTACCTCTTGCACATCTCGTAGGTCTATGCCAGTGGTAGCATCGTAGTCTTTTAAAAGTACGTGCTTTTCGGGGATTACCAAGCCCCTATCAATAAGCTCTACGGCTTTGATTTCGCCCTTGGTTACTTCTTTGATCCATATAGGAGAATGCCCGTGATAGATGCTTTGATGAGCGAACTCGATCACGTCCTCAAACCATTGTTTATCCTTGATATACTCGGTTAGGGTGTCGTCCTTAATCTCATCGACAGCGATAATGTAGTCCTTATTGGTAGTTCTTAGGGTACGGTTTTCGGTGATACCAGTAAGGTGTCCGTCGAGGAGTACATCCTGGTATACCTCCTCCAATGGGTAAGTACGTGGGTAGTCCACACTATAGCGGGCATAACGTGCCGAGTGCCAATGGTTGAGTTCGGTACGCCATAGCCTGCGTTGTCTTTTGATGATATCCACCATCAGATTGGTTACCTGCTGAATGTTTTGGGTTGTATTTTTGCCCAAATGTACCTTCTTATTAAGTACATTACCACTAAGGGTGACACTCTTTTCTATACGTTGTTTATGGGATTGCTTTGCCATTATTTTAATTGATTGAATAAACGGTCTATTTCCTTTTTGACATTGTTGAATAAGGTTTTGGAGTCGCCTATAAATTGTCGTTTAGGCATACTTTTTAGGCCCTCGTTGTGTCTTAGCGCATACTCCTTATGGGTGTAGAAGGTAACCTGCATTTTCTCCATACGTGCCATAAATGAGTGTCGTAGCTTGTTGCCTCCTGAGTTGTATCCTGTAAGGATAGCACGTCCCTGGTTACGCTTACCAAAGGGAGTAAGGGTACCTTTTTTTCCTACCCTATCCGAACGGTAACGAGTAAGGTCTCGCCCTCGTGTATCGGTAGTTTTGCGAGGTTGCCACTTCTGTAAGCTCTCATCATTAAACCCCTCATCTTGGAAGTTCTTTTGAATAAACTTGAGCCCCTCTGTTTTAAGTACAATAGGGATATCCTCTTTCACTAAGCGTGCGAGGGATTCAAGCTTTTTGCGGAGTTCTTGTAAATTGTTATTAGACATAATTACCAATGATTTTTATAGGTTTTGCGCCCTCCAAGCTTCATAAAAGGAGTGGGCGTATCAGGGGTGCCGTCACCATCAGTGTCTTTGAGACGCTTGGGTAGGGCGACTTCTATCTCGCCTTTGGCTATTTTCTCAAGCCATAGTATAGCCTCGTCATAGCGGAGCTTTGCCACTTGGTTGAGGTTTTTAGTTCTCCTTATATAGATCTCGTGGATAACAATATCCTTGATGTACTTCAGTAGTATCTTGCTGCGCTCGTCTCCCTCTTTGGCAAAAATAGCTTCGGTATCGTAATACTTATACAAGTAAGAAGCTATTAGGTCTATGCTTTCGGCAATGATTTCGGTTACTATCTGCTCATCGCCTTGGGTGATAAGGTCTATTACCTCCTTAGTGGCTACGGTTTTGAGTTCTTCTTTGGTTAAATACACGTTACTAATGATTAATTGTTAATGATTAAAGATTAATTGCTTGCGATTTGCAATCGTCTGCCCGCATAGGGGTAGGGAGTTTGCCTATAAATGCGGGTGGTGAAGGTTATGCGATAGCTCATAATGCCGTCATCACTTAAGCGTAGTTCCTCCTCACGCACCTGCTGTACGGGTTTGAACTGCTCGCCTTGTAAGAATTGTATGGTATCGGTGATTTTGTCCAAAATATCCAGTTCCATAAGTCCCTCTTCGGAGTCAGCAGTGCCTAAGTGTTGGTCTGCCCAGCCGTCTTTGCAATAGAAGTCAATATGAAACTCACACTCGCCCTCTTGTACGTGTTGGGTCATCGTCTCGTAGGCGATAGGCATTACCTGAATGAGACAAGCCGTCCATATTTCGGGGTATCCGTTTTCGGGGTTGTCAAACTGACCGCGTTGTAGGTCTATCAGCTCAATGCCTTCAATGGTGGCAAGAGCCCGTTTTACTTTTACAAATAGTTCTTTTCTTGGTGTCATCTTCTAAGTGAAAAGTGAATGTTATATTGTTCGTCTTTTGTGTTTGGCAATAAAAGGTCGCCCGCTTTGTAAAGGGTTTTCGGAATAGCCAAAATACTGTTGGGCAAGGGTAATGGCACGCTCTAAGGTATCGGGGGCGTCATCGTGTGAGGTAGTGCCTTTTTCAAAGGAAAGCACCTGCTTAATAAAAGCGTTGTAGTCACGTTCTGAACGCTTGGGAAGACTCTCGTCCCAGTACAAGATTTTGCGAAAGAGCGCATTGGTAATACCCGCCGAAATACGGTTGTGCTTGTCTCCCTCTTGGTGCAAACCAATAGGGATATTAGGGCAAGCATTGTCCTCAGCACTCTGCATAATAATAGGGGTGTAGACGGCTTTCTGTGCCATAGTAGCATCAAAGAAACCCATAGTGTTAAAGCCTTTTTTAAGGTACTTCTTTACCCACTGGGCGCGCACTTCCATAGCTGCATTAAGTTCACACCTTTGGCAGAAGACTTCCAACACGTACAGCTTAATACCTTTGATACCAATGAGTACCCCCGCTTTATAGTCGCCCGTAGCGGTGTAGGATAAGTCCCAATGGTCAAGCAAGCCGTCCCACGCCTCGTTGTCTGCTATGCGTACCAAGGCAATATCTTTCGCCTTAAAGAGTTTGCCCTCCTCAATAGGGTTATTGAAATCCTCCCGCTGTGAGGTATAGTAGTCATCATTCATTAGGATACGAATAATATCCTCCTTAGTATCTCGTTCTTTCCACGAGGGTTCCCATTCCACACCCATATAGTTTTCGCGGGTGATGTTGGCAGTAGCCAAATTGGTAACCGAGTCGTGCAGGTGTGGGCTATCCTTCCACTTGTCATAGAGGTAATCCAATATGCCGTCCTTGACGATATAGTTGTTATTGATGATGAGCCTGCCCCGTTTTCGGTGAAAGGCTTTCACCAAGTCGCCCGTTATCTTCTTACCGTACTTCTCTATCATATCCGGGCGTTTGGCACGGTCTAAGTCCTCTATATCGTCTAAAATAGCCAAGTCGGGGCGATACATACCAAAACGCAACCCTCTGAAAGGTTGGTTAAGCCCCAATGCCTTGAAGTGCTTGCCGTCTGTAGTCTGGAAGTCACCATCCGACCAATCCCCATAAGAAAGTTGCAAGCCAAAGTCTTTGATAAACTTCTGATTGTTCTCCAAGTGTGCTTGCAAGTCGGATAGTAGTATTTTAGCCAAGCCCTCGTTAGCCCCTATAAGGATAGGAAAGAAGGTAAGGTTATTCTGCTTGAGGTGGCATATATTGCCTACATTGGACTGTATGGACTTACCTGCACCCCTAAATTTCTTTCTGAATTGGCGTATAAACGGGTCCTTGTACAAACGAATATAGTCGTCAATATGAAACTTAGGTGTCTTGGCATCGCCCAAGGGTAACCCACTGTCAAGCCCGAAATAGTAATCAAAAAACTCACCATAGTTTTCGGGTTTTAAAAGTCGCTTGATACGTGCTTCTTGCTCATCCGCTGTTTCCTTTTGGATAGCCTCGTAGGTAAGTTCCCTAATCATTTTAGATTTGGAAAAATAGCGTTCTTTGGCTTCTTTGAGTTCTGTTTTAGTCATCTCCTTTCTGTAATAATTCGGTTATATACATATCAAAGTAGGGGCGTATCTCTTTAATGGTATTCATATAAGTTTCACGCTTTTTGCCCGTGCTTTGCCCTGCTTTCTCTAAGATAAAGTTAGAGAAGTTGTCGAGGCTCTCCATCGTATATACTGCTATTTTATTATGGTCAGTAATACGGTCAAATGCAGCAACGATTTTAGTAATATCGTCCGCCTTATAGGGCAAGGGTTCACCCCGCTCAATAGCCTGCGCACACTTGAGGGTGAGTTTGCGAATATTGGAAGGTCTGAGTGTTTGTAGTTCTTTCTCATCGTCCCATTTGCCCTCCTCTCTCCACTTGCCAAGTGTCTTAATACCTATGCCTATCATTTCCGATATATTGGCAATGCTAAAACCCTTAGTAAAAAGTTCTTTACCTTGCGACCTCTTATAGTCTGCCTCTACAGCTGTCAATCGTGCCATATCTATTGTAGTAATTCATTTATCTTGTTATTAATCTCGTCAAACTTTGCCACGTTGTTAGGGGCAAAATTCCCAACTCCTGCAGGGGTTTGTATGATAGCTGTTTTAAGTTCATTTAAAAGCTCGTTTAAAAGGCTTTTAAAATCTACTTCCCCGCGTTGCAGATGTACCCCCGTTTTGTCTATGGTAAACTGAGTGTCTTCTATTCGTAGGCTCACGCTCTCAATCTCACTATAAGCTACCACATAATAGCGGTTTTCGTCCTCTCCTATTGATGCGATCAATACGCTACTTCCTACCTTTGGAAAAAGGTAAAACCGCTCGGTGTTATCATTAATCACCGAAGCTAAACGCACAGTATATTGTAGCTCATCGTCTTTCACCACACACGTACCTTGCGTTTTGTCTACTGATACTACTTCTACGGCTATGGTAGGGGTTTTGCGTTTTCCTATCTGCCTAAGCCCTTCCGCTAATTCTCTATCTATACTCATAATCTTGCTCCTATGGTTACTTGTCGGCGTGCTCCATTGCGCCCAAAGGTAGTTTCTACTTTTTTAATGAAATAACGCTCGTCTATATCTTTCAGTTCTTTGTCTATGAGTTGTGCCTGCATACCTCGCGTGGCGTAGGGTACTAAAAAACTCGTTATAGAGCCGTCAAAGCCGTCATACTTTAGTTTTTCCATTTCTGCCCGTGCCATATCTCGTAGCTTAGCCTCATCGCTCACCACAGAGGTATGAAATGTTCTCAGCTCACCATCAGGATCACCCTCTTCTACAGTTTTCTTTTTATTGTTTTTATCAATGTAGGTATATTGTACTTTTAGCTTGCGTTCGTCCTTGGTACGATATTCCAAGTCGTTCGCCACAATGTTATAATTGAGGTTATAGCGTGCTGTTTGTCCTATATTAGTAAGTTCTGAAAGTCCTGCGTACAGCTTGCCCTCATCGTTGATAAAGATACTTAGCCTAAATTCCTCTTTGAGCTTATCCAACACCTGTGTACCATTGGCATTGCGAATAAGCCATTGGTCTAACTGCATTTGTGGTATATTATCAGCCAGGGCAATAGGAGTGTCTTTTACTACCTCCTGTAATACTTCTTTAAGAGTTGTTTTTTGCCACGATTTGTTGATGTTTTTTCGTCTAAGCAAATACATAGCGTCTTCACACTCTATGCTTACGGGAATGCTTGGCTTGACCTTTTTCACATAGCCTTCAAACTCTACTCCGCTATATACCCCCTCATAGGCGAGGGTAACGCTCACCTTATCACCTGCCTTGATTGCCTTTTCCGTATAGAGGGGCTCACCCCCTTTGTCCACTTTAAAATGGGTAGGAAGTTCAATAGTACAGGTATCGGCTAATTCGTCTACCGATTTGGTGATCTTCACGCTATGTACAGCCTTAAAAGTATAGTCACCTATCTTTATAATTGATTGTAATACGAACATTAATATAAATGATTTAATTGAGTTCTCTTTTCGTCTAACTCGGCATAGAAGTCCATATCCGACACGGCTTTGATGGTGTATTTCTGTATGCCCTCCTTGCCCTCCATAGCCTCAAAACTAATATCTTTTAGCACGATGTTACGAATATCAAAGAGGGTAAAGAGTTTGTTACCTATGACCTCCAGACTTTCGTTCTTTTCAAACAAGCGGTTAAGGCTTTGCACTTGTGCAGTAGGGTACAAGTCGGGATTATTAGTATCAATGCAAAGCCCCTTAATGGTAATCTGCCAGTCTTCAGTAGCGATGTACTCTTTTACCTTACCCCTGCGGTGTTTGCCTACGGTTGCCGTCTCTACAATAGTTTTAGTAAGGGAAAAGCTCACCAAAGGCTCATTAGGGAAGAGTGTTTGCACGCCTGCTTTATCAGCTACATTAAGTGTCATAAAATACTGACTTCCGTTGCTACGAGCCTCACTAATATTGGAGAGGCTTGGTAGTACATATTTCTTTTTGTTATTAGCCCACCACGAGGGGAATGCTGGACCTACGTAGTCCAAAAATGCCCGCGCTGTAAGTTCTTTGAGGTCAAATTCCATTATACTTCTTTGTTTTTTCGTTGCAAAGTTCGTGGTATTGGGGGAAGTAGCGAAATTCTTATACAATGGTTGTACAAAATCAGTACAATGATTGTACAGAATTAGTACAAGGCTTGTACGCCGATTTTCCTCGACGTAAAACCTGCAATACCTTTGCACCCGAATTGAGAAATTAACCCAAAATAGGAAGCCAATGAAGCACCAATTTATTATCAATACCGAGAACGTAAATAGTTATGGATACCGTATCCTTACAGAAGGTATTGACTACGCCCAATATATGCGCAACCCCGTTGTACTCTTTATGCACGAGCGAGATGGATATAGCAATAAGGGTAGTGAAGTCATTGGGCGTTGTACAAAGCTCTACAAAGAAGGGACTACCCTTATAGCTGAAGTAGAGTTTGACGAGCAAGACGAGTTCGCTAAGAAGATAGCTGGCAAAGTAGAACGTGGCTATATACGTATGGCTTCAATGTTTGCTGAAATCAAAGAAGTATCTGCTGATCCACATCATCTTTTAGAAGGACAAGTATATGAAACAGTAACCGCTTGTAAGCTCGTAGAAATCTCCATTGTTGATATAGGAGGCAACGACAATGCTTTGAAGTTATCCAAAGATGGTAAGCCCTTTCAACTCAAAAAAATAGTAACTAATACATCAAACAATATGGATATTAAAGTGATAGCCCTTGCCTTGGGTATGGGCGAAAACACAAAAGAGGAAGCAGTACTTAGTGCTCTACATAGCCTCAAAACTGACAAAGAAAAAGCAGAAGCCGAAGTGGTGGCTTTGAAAAAGACAATTAGAGATATTCACAAGTCTGAAGCTACTACATTAGTAGATAAAGCTGTGCAATTAGGGCTTATCCCAGAAGCTCTCAAAGAAAGTCAGTTAAAGCAGTTTGAAGCCGATTTTGATGGACAAAAAGCCGTACTCTCTAAACTTGTAGCCGACAAAGAAGCTGAGAATACACAGCAAGGAAAGGCTAACACAGTACGTGAGGTAGTGTTGGGAGCAGGTGCAAAACCAACAGATACAGCCAATGAAAGCTTTGACTACTTGCAAAAATACAACCCTGCAAAGCTCCGCCAACTCAGAGACGAACAGCCCGAAGAGTATGCCCGCTTAGCCAAAGAGTACGCCAATGGGGTGCGCTACACTGGAAAGTAATTTAATAACCCTTTAAAAACAGATTAAAAAGTATGAGATTATCATTAAAAGCATTATTCGTTAATGCATTATTGGCACTTATTGCCTCAATGTTTATTGCACCAATCGTAGGTGCTTCAGTACCCATAGTAGCAACAGCTATTGTAGCGACTTCTACTATAGTTCAATATGTTACTCCCTCTATTTTCAAAGGAGTAGCTATGGTGGGGCTACAGACAGAAGTATGGATAGCAGGTATTAAAGAAAACCCTATCCCTAATAATTCGTTTGTCTATCAGAGTGTAGACTTGTCGCAATATGTAGAGAATAATAAACTACACTTAGCAGAGGCAGGTGTGGAACCAACGGTACACGAAGACTATTTTGCCTCCTCCAGTTCAGCATTGCCAGTAGCCACTATTGACGATATAGCTAACGAAGTGGTGCTTAAAACCTATTCTACTGAACAAACTCTACACCGTGAATTGCAGGAAATTGAGCTTTCTTATGACAAACGCTCCAGTGTGATACAACGCCACCGTGCTTCTCTTGCTAAGAATTTAGGCAAGCGTGCCGCTTGGGCATGGGCACCACAAAAGGACAATGAATGGAATAAGGTGCTTGCTCTTACCGGTAGTGACTCAATAATAGATGCCATTATTGACCTTAAGCAGTTTATGGAGGAAAAAGACATCGTTGAGGGTGTAAACATCTGCCTCACTCCTGAGCACTTTGCTCGTATCCGTAAGGAGGACAAGCGTCTGTACAAGGATATTATGAACGAAAAACAAATGTATGGAATAAATGTATTCCAATACAGTCAAAACCCACTTTATGATGGCACTACTAAGGAGAAAAAACCTTTTGGATCTGTCAAGGCAAGTAGCGATAAACGCGCTTCATTTATGTGGGTAACAAGTGAAGTGTTCCGTTGCTTCGGCGATGTAAAGATGTATGCCACCCTACGAGATGCAGGTCTACAAGCCGATGCCATCTCTTTTGCACAGCGTGCCTTAGTAGGGGTTATTCGTGCCAGAACACCTAAATATTTAGGAGCTATATTGTAGGAATATAGTAGGGTGAGAGGACGAGTTCAATGGTATCCATACCTCACCCTACTCCTATATTAACTTTAAAACAGAATACAATGACAACAGTAGAAAAAGCAAAACAATATTTTGAAAATAACAAAGAGACAAAAGAGCTTTTTGCCACCTCCGATGGTTTTCTCTTTTTACTAAAAAAAGATGCACAAAACCACGCACAAACCTTAGAGGACAGCGTTGTGGAGTACTATAATTCTTCCGACTTATTGGACGAATTAGATGATTCAGAAGGAGCCAATCAAGGAGACCCAACAGATATTTTGCAATTAAGCAAAAAGAAGTTGGAAAAAGCTATCACGACTATAGAGGATATAGGGCTATTGGAAGCACTTATCTTACAAGAAGAAAACGAACAAAACCGCTCAGAGGTACTATCCCTCCTTGCGGATAGAATAGAAACCCTTAAAAACCAAGCATAATGGCATTACCTAAAGTATTATTCAATATTGCCAAAGACGGCTTAGGCAGAACTACGGCTATACAAAAAACTACTGGACTCATCACAACGGGAGTTACGGTGAGTAACAAAGTAGAGTTGGGCAAGTCGTACCAAGTATTCTCACTAAAAGAAGCCATAGCTTTGGGAATTTTGGAAACTGAAAACGCCTTTGCCTACAAGCATATCAAAGCGTTTTATGACCAAGCCCCTACGGGTACCCCCCTATGGGTAATGCTCGTATCAGATGCCACTACTATGACGGCAATGCTCGACAAAGATGGTGCATTTGCCCCAACTCTCATAGCTGATGCCAAAGGGGCTATCCGCGTACTTGGGGTAGTAAAAAAAGCAACTGGTAGCGAGACTATCACCGCAGGTTTAGATGCCGATGTGCAGACAGCCGTAGTGAAAGGGCAAGCCCTTGCTGAGCACTTTGAAAAGAAGTATATGCCTTTTAGGATAGTCGTATCGGGCAATAGTTGGAACGGCAAAGTAGCCGACCTTACTAATTTCTCCGAAAACGAACTCAACAAAGTGGCTTGTTTTATTGGGAATGACGATAAGGAAAAAGATGCTTCTATAGGGCTTTTCTTAGGCAAAATAACCAAAATACCCGTACAGCGCAAAATTCACCGCGTGAAAGATGGCAATGTATTGCCCTTAGTAGCTTATTTCACTGACGGCACGACTATTGACAGCAAAGCCGACCAATGGGACGCGCTTGACGACAAAGGGTATATATTCTTTCGCACCTTTGTAGGGCGTTCAGGATACTACTTTTCGGGCGATAATACCCTTACCAAGCCTACTGATGACTTTAAGAGCCTTAGCAATGGGCTTGTAATGGACAAAGCTATGCTCCTAAGCTATGGAGTGCTGGTAGAGGAACTCAGCGACGAGGTGTTACTATCTAAGGATGGCAGTATTCACCCCGCTATTATCAAGAGTTGGCAAACCAAACTTGAAAGTACTCTACAAAGCCAAATGGTATCGCAGGGCGAGCTTTCGGCAGTAAAGATTGATATAGACCCTACACAGCGTGTGTTACAAACGGGTAAAGTGGTGATAGGTATCAAACTATTACCCGTAGGCTATGCAGACTTTATAGAGGTAAACATCGGTTTTACTACAACAATTACTCCGTAAAGTAATTAATCATTGATAATTAATCATTAATCATTAGAAAATGGCAACATTTGATAGCAAACAATATGCGTGGTGTGATATCTCTATCGCCTTTGGTGGGCGTATTCTTATAGGTGTTACAGAGGTAGAATATACAGAAAAACGCGAGAAAGACTTGCTTTATGGTCGAGGTTGTAAACCACATGGAATTGTGTCAGGCAACCGCAGTTATGAGGGAAAAATAAGCCTTTGGCAGAGCGAGCTTGAGGCAATGACCCGTGATGCCCTCAGTAATGATATATTAGGGCTTAGCTTCGACCTTGTTGTTTCTTACGTTCCTTTAGATGGTGGGCAGATAGTAACTGACATTCTAAGGCATGTGGAGTTTACCGAGGTGAAAAAAGGAATGAAGCAGGGCGATAAAAATATGATTGTAGAGTTACCTATTATCTTCATTGATGTAGATCGTCAATCATAACGGGTAACACTCACAAACAATTAAACAATTTTTAAAAACTATTTAAATGGTAACTAAAGAACAAATCCAAGAATGGAAAAATCAGTACAAAGACATCTTTGTAATTAGTGTAGCAGACAAAAAGGTATACTTGCGTACCCCCGACCGTAAAACCCTTAGCTATGCCTCGACCTTGGCTACCAAGGATCCACTAAGGTTTAATGAGGTTATACTTGAGAACTGTTGGTTGGGTGGCGATGAAGAGATAAAAACAAACGATGAGTTGTTCCTCGCCGTAAGTAGCAAACTACCCGACCTTATACAGATCAAAGAGGCTACCTTGGAAAAGCTCTAAGTGATGCGGAAATAGACGAGGGACGGGATTGGCTTCGTATCACTAACGCCTCCTTGCGTTACTATATGCACATTGCCAATCCCGACGACCTCTCCGATACCCAGTGGGCTATGAGAGTAAAAGAGCTTGAATGGCTTAGGCAAAAGGAGAAGGAACAATACAAGTAGTATAGGTAGTTTGTTGTTCCTCTTCACGCTGTTTTTGGATACCCTTTGAAATCATAAGAGAAAGTATCCCTATCAAAAAGAAGGTGGTGGCACTGGCAATAGCTGTAGTGGTGTATCTTCTTTTAGTAGTGGGCTCCTTCTCAGTAAAAGCCCTATAGGTAGCATAAAAGGGTACACATAGGAGGGCTACTCCATAGAAAAAACCTGCACTAACCAGTAGCAATAAGCCTATAGAGGCAAGGAGGTTAAAGAAAAATAATAAGACTCTCATCGTGGCAAATATTTTAGAATATACATTAACACTTAAAGATTTAGTCAGTGCAAAGTTACAAAAAATTGGCGTAACTAACGATGCTATGTTGGATAAATTTGGTGAACTACAATTGACACAAGCAAAAGTTACCAAAGCCTTTGCACAAATGGGGACTTCTGTACAAACTTTACAGCAAAAAATAGCCTTACTCAAAGCCGAAAGAGACTTATTGCCCATAGAAAACTTGTCCGCTATTCGCAAGTACAACAGCGAAATCAAAAAGTTGGAGCGTAGTATTACCAAGCTACAAACCCTCAATGGGAGTAAAATAAAGACGTGGTTTTCCGAAGCCCTAAACAGCCTACCAGGAATAGCTACTAATCCTCTTATATTGGCAGGGGCTATGATAGGAGGAAGTATCAAGAAGGGTATGGAAGCTGACTTGCAACAAGCCAATATTACTACTTTGCTTCGTGGCGATGTAGAAAAAGCTAAAGCCTTATATGCTCAGCTATCTGATTATGGAGTAAAAACACCCTACGATAAGGCAGGGCTTATTGAAGCACAGAAGACGATGATGTCCTTCGGGCTTTCCTCTGAGTTTGCTTTTGGAAAGCTCAAGAACATAGGTGATATTGCTATGGGTGATGCGCAGAAAATGCAAAGTCTATCACTTGCTTTTGCACAAGCCACCTCGGCAGGCAAGCTACAAGGGCAGGACTTAATGCAGATGATTAACGCAGGCTTCAACCCCTTGCAAGTGATAAGTGAGCGTACGGGCGAGAGTATGGCCAAGCTCAAGGAGCGAATGAGTAAAGGAGGTATTTCGGCGCAAGAGTTGGCACAAGCCTTTGAATGGGCAACCGATAAACAAGGGCTATTCTACCAAGGTGCAGAAAAGGCGGGACAAACCCTTAGCGGTAAGTTCAACAAGATGATGGATTCTATCACCGAGCTTGCCCTAAAAGTATATGAAGCCATTAGCCCTATGCTTGGCCCCTTGGTAGACTTTATGTCCGCTGTCTTTGAGAGTATAGGGGGAGGTATAGGCTGGCTCATTCAGAAGTTTCAAGAGGGGAATCCTATTATATGGGGTATCGCAGGAGCTATAGGTATATTCACCACTGCATTGATACTACACAATACCTATACAGCTATTGCTACCGCTTGGCAAAATAGACTTACCTGGGCAGTGATTAAGACAAACCTCGCCTTTTTAGCTAATCCTATCACGTGGGTAATAGCGGGTATTATTACTCTTATAGCTATGATTGCCTATTGCATTGTAGGGGTAAGTGGTTGGGGTAAGGCGTGGGAATATACCGTGCAAGGTATGAAATACAGTTGGGAGGCTTTTATCCTTACTTATCAGGCTCATTGGAACACAGCAGTCAATGCTTTTATGGCGGGGGTAGATGCTTGTAAGCTCGCTTGGTATAAGTTCAAAGAAGCGGTTGGTTTAGGTGATAGTACCGAGAATCAAGCAATGATTGCCAAGATACAAAATGACTTGCAGGAGCGTGCCAAATCGGTAACAGAGGGCTATAAGAAGGCAAACGAAGCGGGAGCTAAAGCCAAAGAAGCCTTTGGTAAGGCCTGGGACTCTTTAGAGTTCAAGAGCTTTAAGGAGGTAAAAGATGGGCTAATGGGTAAGCTGGGTATGAAAACTGAAAGTACTCCCACACCAGGTATGAGCCCTATTACGGGAGAAGCTACTGCTGCCACAGGAGAAGGGGCTAAAACCAAAGATAATATAGTATCAGGGGGCACCCGACAAACGCATATCAATATACAGATAGGCAATGTAGGCACTGATACTAAGGTATATGTTTCCTCTGTACGTGAAGGAGTAGAGAACTTTGGGGCAATGGTGAAAGAGGAACTCCTCAGAGCAATTAATAGTATAAACCAGTTGCAGACAAGCTAATGAAAGATATACTGATAGACAACAACAATGACCTACGCCTATTGGCAGGTGATTTTGAGGTGGGGTACTCTGATAACCAACAACAAAAGGCTATACTCACTACTGAAAAGGGAGAATGGAAAGAACATCCAGAAGTAGGGGTAGGCATCGCCCAAATGCTCGCAGATGACCTCTATACCGAAGTACTCATCGAAATAAAGAAACAGTTGGAGTATGATGGTATGCAGATTAATGATGTAGCCCTACAAGAGGGCGGCAAATTACTAATTGATGGACAATATAATTAATCTATGGCACTAAACAAACAAGCCTTAAAACAAGGCATTATTGACCTTCAGCAGGATATGCTTACCAAAACCAATGACAGTATAGAAGAGTACGCCGAGCGCTTAGCCTCCCTTATTGACGCCTTTGTCAAGAGTGGTGAGGTAACAATAGCCCCTGGTATCAGTGTAACCACAGCAGGTACAGCCGCCTCCCAAACGGGTGCCACTACAAGTGAAGGAAAAGGCACTATAAATTAAAAAATAAACAAACAACGATGATAACACTCAATTACATTCTACAAGGATTTGGATTTAGGGATAGCAAAGACTTCCTACACTCTTCCTTTGGTCACACCTTTTCAGCTCTTTTTATCAAGATGGACGTAATACTCTCCTTTTTGTTTGCCACTGTGCATTTTCTCTTTGGTTTCAACCACTTATTTCTTACCGCTTACGTGGTATTGCTCGTATTTGAATGGATCACAGGAGTGCAAGCCTCCCGCAAGCGAGGTGAAAAACACGAGAGCCGCAAGTTTGGGCGTATGTTATTGAAGATAGCCACCTATCTTGTACCTATCTATATACTGCATACTTTCTCGGCTAATGTAGAGTTTCCAAGTCTTGGAGGTTTTGAGTTTGACCCTTTCCACTGGCTTTACTGGATAGTACTTATAGGGATTATATGGCAACTCGTGGTGAGTCTCTTGGAGAACTTAGACTGTTTAGGCTTTCGCTTTGCTAAAGTACTGCTCAAGATAATTAATAAGAAGTTCTATAAAACTTTTGAATTAGATGACAATAACAGTCCTACATAATCAGTCACTATTAGACCTCGCCCTGCAACACACGGGCACGATAGAAAGCGTCTTTGAGTTTGCCGAAGCCAACACTATTAACATCACTGATGATGTGCAAGCGGGCAAAACCTTAGTATTACCGGCAGAAGCTTTTACCAACAAAGATATTTTAGGCTACTACACCGCTAAGAATTTGCAGCCCGCAACGGCTTTTTCTAAGGAAGATGAACAAGTTTTTGAAAGGCTTGAGGGTATCAGCATTTGGGCAATAAATTTAGATTTTGTAGTAACACAACAATAACTATGGCACGAACAATACAAGAAATACAAGAACTCATCTACCAAGCCAAAGCACAAGAGCCTGCTTTGAATGAGCTCAACAGCACCTCCAAAGTAGCTATATGGCGCTTGTGGGTGTATATTATAGCGGTGGCGATATGGAGCTTAGAGAAGCTATTCGACTTACATAGGGCAGATATTGACAAACGCCTTGCCGAGCTTAAACCCCACACCGCTCGTTGGTATAGAAGCAAAGCCCTTGCCTTTCAGTATGGTTTTGATCTTTTAACTGACAGCGATAAGTTCAACAATACGGGACACACAGAAGAACAGATAGAAGCAAGCAAAATTGTCAAGTACTCTGCCGTTGTGGAAAGCCCAAATGAGGGGCGTTTGATAGTAAAAATAGCAGGAGAACAGGGCGAGCAATTGCAACCTATTACCGATGCCCAAAAGCAAGCCTTTGAAGCGTATTTGCAGGAGATAAAAGACGCGGGTGTACGCCTATCGGTAGTAAATTATCAACCCGATGTGCTGCACTTGCAAATGAAGATAGTATATGATCCCCTTGTATTAGATAGCAACGGACAAAGTATCATTCACGCCACTAAGCCCATAGAAACGGCTATTAAAGACTATTTAAAACGCCTACCATTTAATGGCGAGCTCGTATTAGCGCATCTCATTGACGAACTTCAACAAGCAGAAGGAGTGAGGATACCACATTTGGTACTGGCACAGAGTAAACATATTGGAACTAATGGCAACTATGGGGCATTCGAAGCCATAGAGATAAGCAAGATACCCACTGCAGGCTACTTTACCATTGACAACTTTAACGATATAACCTACATTAGCAATGTATAACCTAAACATCGACAAACTGCTCGTACTTCTTACCCCTACCTTCCTGCGCAAACCCAAATTGGTAGCGTGGCTAAGGACATTAGCAATGCCCCTGAATAAGTTATTAGACGATTTCAAAGTACATAGAGAAAGAGACTTGTATAACCTTACCCACAACAGCCAAGTATGTTACCTCCGTAAAGCTCTTAATGACGAGTTTGACCCTCAGCTAAGACGTATTAAGATAGAAGACGGCAGGCAAAATCAAAGGTTGTATATCTATCCGAGAAGTGCTAATAGACCTTTGTACTTAGGAAGAGTCTTCCTATACCAAAGGGGAGCATATATAGATGGGGGCGTAGATTTTATAGTGGTATTACCACAAGGTTTGGAATATGATAGATATAAACTCAAAGCCCTTGTGAATTTTTATAAACTCGCGGGCAAGAGATGGACTATAAGAATTGATTAATATGAACAAATTAAACTTAACACACGAGGCGGGATATCCCTTTGATGTCAATTTCCTTGCCTTTATGCAAAATGCCTACAGTCTATTTAACAATTTGGGACACCTTGCAGGTAATAAGGTGATTGTTTCTGGATGTGAGCAGACGGGAAATACCCTTTCGGCGGGCACTGTATTTATCAATGGTGAACTGTTTCCCTTTGAAGGCGGAGCGAAAGATAGTACAGTGTTTATCAAAGAACTCACCAATGAGGTAACCTTTGAAGATGGATTTCTACGCCCATTGGAAATTATTAGAAGTGTAGCCTTTGGTAGGTCTGTTCCTGAAAAGACTTTCAATTGGGAAGACTTTCAACGCGTTACTGACCTACAAGATTTAGGCAAAAACAAAACAGATAACACCGAGACAGAAAAGCTCCTCAAGCGCATTGAAAAACTCGAAAAACAAAAACAAGCGGTGCCTATTGGACTCATTGCTTTATGGGGTAAACCAGCGAATGAAATACCCGCAGGCTGGAGAGAATACGTGAACTTACGCGGTAAAATGCCTATCGGTCTCGACCCTGACTATGTTAAGAAACCCGAGGACTCTCAAGACTATCAATTGAATAGTCTATTAAAACAAGGAGGCGAACGTTCCCATAAGCTCACCATAGAGGAAATGCCAAGCCATAGCCATAACATTGAGAATGTACCAAGGCTAGTCAGTGATGTAGATAGGGGGAGCTTATCTTCAACTTTTAGTGTGGATGATCCTACTAGTCGCACTTCGTCATCTACAGGAGGTGACCAACCCCACAATAATATGCCTCCTTATCGTGTGGTACAATTTATAGAATATGTAGGATTCTAATAGGGATAAATATCGTAATATATAAATTTTTTCAATATGACATCAAAAAAAACACTCAAAAAATGGTTTTCAAACTTTATGAAACCCGCGCAAGAGCACTTCGCTGCTTGGATTGACAGTTACTGGCATAAAAGTGAGCAAATTCCAATGAGTAACATCGACGGGCTCTCCCACGCCATTGAGGGTACGGCATCGGCAGGGCAGCTGCTCAGTCATCTCAATGATCCCAATGCCCACCGCAACCTCTTCGACCAAAAAGTAGATAAGGAAGCTGGTAAGGGGCTATCCACGAATGACTTTACCAACGAGCTCAAGCAGAAGTTAGAAGGCCTGCAGCCTACTAATGTATCAGAACTTCTGCCAAAAGGGGGGTATGATGGCACGGGGCAACAACTGAAAGAGGCTATTGATGGCTTGCAAACCAAAATGCAACAAGTAGAAACTACCTTAAGTGTAGACGACACTGCCTTTGATACCTTGCAGGAAATCGCTACCCAAGTGAAGAGCAACAAGAACTTGGAAACCTTGCTGACAGGCAAAGTAGATAATAAAGATACCTTTTGGTCAAGCCTCAAGAAAGCTATTTCCTTTTTTAAGCTACCCAACAAAACTAATGAGGGAGTTCAAATTGATGGTGAAAGTGTAGAGATATCGGCAGAGAGTTTAGTTAACATTAGAAATAGAGGAAGTGTTAATATCACAGGGGCTCTTGGGCAGAGAGGGGAGGCACTTAATGTGAATGAGGAAACTGTAGATATCAACTCTGAAACTACATATATTAGAGCTAAGAACTTACAACAAAGTTCTGAAGTTTATTCTCACTCAGGGAAGAAGATGAGTATTAATGCCGAAGAAGTAAGCATTAGGGCTAATAGGCTATTAGTCAATGGTGAAGATTTGTCCTCTAAGTTAAACAGTTTAGGCGATTTCAACGCAGAAGAGATTAATAGAAAGATTGAGGCAATTGAAAATACATTGATGAGTGCGGGATATATAATTCAGCAACCTTAATGACTAAAAACTATGGAAATCAGAAAACACATCATCAAATTATTTGCACTCAGTTATATAGTGCCATTTGCAGGTAAAACAAGAAGTTTTACCCGCTCCGCTAACATCATCTTACCCTTAATTCTTATCGGAGGACTTATTGTTTGTGCCGAGCTTTATAGCTGGCTTTACGTGGTATTGCCTTTGTTAGCTGTAGCTTGTTTCTTTGGCTTTGGGTATTTTCACTTTTCACCTCTTACCAAAGCTGATATACCCTTAATGGATAGCACCCAATGCTGGCAGTACCAGCAACTCTTAGGGGATAATAGCAATACACCTACACAATACAACGCCCGTTGGGTAGTATGGGTAAACCCATTGGCTATAGCTATAGCTCTTGTCTTATTATTCACTTTAATACTATAAGCAATGAAAAAAAGCACCCGCAACATCCGTTACTTAGTGGTTCACTGCTCCGCTACACCAGAGGGCAGAGACCACACTGCCAAAGACATCGACCTTTGGCACAAGCAACGTGGTTTTAATGAGATAGGTTACAACTACATCATACGCCTCGACGGCACGATTGAAGAGGGCAGAGACGTCAATAAAATCCCTGCCCACGTAGAAGGACACAACAAGGACAGCATCGGCATCTGCTACATCGGTGGCATCGACAAAAACACGTTGCAACCCAAAGACACCCGCACCGATGCCCAAAAGGAAGCCTTACAAAAGCTCCTAAAAGAGTTAAAGACTTTGTACCCACAAGCCGAAATTTTAGGACATAGAGACTTCCTAGGTGTCGCTAAAGCCTGCCCGTGTTTCAATGCAAAAGACGAATACAAAAACATTAGCAAATGAGAAAATTAACCCTATTATTATTAGCGTTCCTCGCATTAGTAGGTTGCCGTACCCGCAAGGTCGCCACTACTGAGCAACGTCAAGTACAGAAAGAGCATTTTATCCATTACAAGGATAGTTCACAGCTCTTTGCCTATGAAGGTCGCAAAACGGCCTTATCCGACCTGTCCGACCAGTCCTTTGAGCTCGAATTAGAAAGCCTAACCGACAGCGCGGGCAACCCCCGTGAACTCATCTACACCCGCATTCGTGACGGAGATAGTGAGACCATAAGGGTAACAAACGGAAAGGTTAAGCTACGTACTACAAGCACACATTCTAAGAGCCTACAGCAGGCTGATAGTACCCTTTATAATAATTCATACACTCGCATTAAATCTGAAGCGCAAAAGCACGAATACGTACAATTCAAACAGGTGAACAAACAAGTCAAAAGCAGCCCCGTAAGGCATACCCTTTGGCTATTGCTACTCGCTGTATTAGTATTTATCCTTTGGAAATATAAGCCGTTTCGGTGGAAGATTTAAACAGCTTTTAAATGAAGTTTAAACACTGCTAAAAAGGAGGACAGCAGTAAAAAAATGTCCTCCGCTTTTTAAAGGCTCTCACCCCATTTAAAAATACACCCGCAGGCTACGGAGGACATAATGTCTTCTGTTGCCTGCGGTATTGTATTTTATGGGGTGAGAGCTGCAAAAGTACAACTATTTTCCAAACTACCAAAATTCATAAATTCGTAATACAAAATGAAATCAACTTCTAATACTTGGCAACGAACGCCAATATCCTACTATGGAGGCAAGCAAACAATGTTACCCTACATTTTGCCTCTAATTCCACCTCATAAAGTATATACAGAAGCCTTTTTTGGCGGTGGTGCTGTATTTTGGGCAAAAGGGAAAGCACAAGTCGAAGTTATTAATGACTTCAATGCCAACGTTTACACATTTTACAAAGTTCTACAAAGTAATTTTACCGCACTAAAAATACTTATAGAAAGCTCTATCATTAGCCGAGAAGCCTATAAATCAGCCTTAGTTATATATCATTCTCCTTTTGCATTCAGTGAAGTACATCGCGCTTGGGCGTTTTGGTATACTACCAATTGTGGCTTCTCCTGTCAAGTAGGTAATTGTCGTATTACTACCAATGGTAAGAATGCCATTTGCCTACACAACAAAGTAGACACTTTTACAGAAGTTTATTCTGAGCGTTTGCGTGGCGTACAAATAGAAAATAATGATGCTACTGAAGTTATTGCCCTACGTGATACGCCCGACACCTTCCACTATGTAGATCCACCCTATGTAGGAGCCAAACAAGGGCATTACGGAGGTTATGAGCAAGAGCATTTTAACGAGTTATTAGCTACCCTTGCTACTCTTAAAGGTAAGTTCTTACTTAGTTCCTACCACAATGAAGAGCTAACCAAATACGTACAGCAGAACGGATGGCATCAAAAAGAAGTGTCAATGCATTTAGGCAGCAGCAATAGTACAGGAAAGAAGCGTATAGAAGTCCTTACAGCCAACTACCCTATATAATATGTATAGGCAAAAAAAACACGGATAGGCACCCAGCCTATCCGTGTTTTTTATTACCTTTGCCCCGCTCAACCGCCGCCCAAAAAATGTACATTTCGTTTTGAAAATTGGTACATTTCGTTTTGCGGATTATATATTTTTTTTAGTTAGGCCTCGCAACTACTACAGTTTACAAAATTCATTATCATTTCTTTTGCTACTGACTGACTACGTTGATAGTAAAGTGACTTAACTCCTAATTTCCACGCTTCAATCATCACTTTATTTACATCTTTAATAGGCATTACTGAAGGAATATTGAGATTTAAACTCTGACTTTGGTCTATATATGCTTGGCGCTGTGCAGCTTGTGATACTATCTCCATAGGAGAAATTTCCTTAAAAGTCTTAAATACATTCTTTTCTAGCTGAGTAAGCTCTTGCAAATGTTGTACAGAACCATTATTTAAGCGTATAGAGCGCCATACATCTTCATTATTAAGTCCTTTTTCTTCTAATAATTGTGTTAGATATTTGTTTTTACGCATAAAGTTTCCTTTTGATAAGCCCACCTTATAATAATTACTTGAATAAGGTTCTATACCTGGTGATACTTGCCCCAATATAGCTGAACTTGAGGTAGTAGGAGCTATTGCCATAGTAGTAGTATTTCTTCTTCCATAGCCCTTTAATAACTCAGGCTCTCCATAAATATGAGCTAATTCTTTAGTTGCTTTATCAGCTTCTTCACGAATATGCCTAAAAGTACGAGCATTAAACTGTGTAGCCTCAAAACTTTCAAAAGGTATCATATTACGTTGTAGGTACGAATGATAGCCTAATACTCCTAACCCTAATGCTCTGTGGCGCATAGCAAACTTGCGGGCTGCTTGCAGATAATAATTACCTTTAGTCTTCTCAATAAATTCTGATAAGACAGCATCTAAAAAGAAGACTGCTAATTTAACTGCCTTGGTATCTTTCCACTCATCAAAAAGTTCTAAGTTCATAGACGACAAACAGCAAATAAACGATTCTTCTTCGCTAGAAGGTAACATAATCTCACTGCACAAGTTGCTTGAGCGAATGAGCATATCTTTATCTTTATATACTTGTGGGCGATTGCGGTTTGCATTATCGGTAAACATAATATAAGGCAAACCTTTCTGTTGACGTGACTCGAGCACACGTGCCCAAAGGCGACGTTTCTCCATATCGCCGTCTATCATCTCTTGCATCCAATAATCTGGTACACAAATACCAAAAAAGAGATTTTGGATAGGAAATTCTACATCTTTTATCTGTAGAAACTCTTCTGCATCAGGGTGGTCAATGTCTAAGTAAGCTGCAAAAGCACCTCTTCTTACTCCTCCTTGTGACACTACGTCCATAGCAGAGTCGAAGAGCTTCATAAAGCTTACTGCACCACTCGACTTCCCGTTATCGGTTACCGCTGAACCTCTGCTACGCAACTCACCAAAATAGCCAGAAGTACCCCCTCCTATTTTGGTTTGCATAATCACCTCGCCCAATTTATGCGTAATTCCTTCTATACTATCAGGTACGTGTACATTGAAACAAGAAATAGGTAAACCACGCTCAGTACCCATATTAGCCCAAATAGGTGATGAAAAACTAATCCACCCTTTGGTAATCATTTCTTTGAAAGCAGGCTGTAGCTCAGGCTTGTACAAACGGCGAGCCGCAGCGTGAGTAATACGATCTATCGCCCCCTCTACGCTTTCTCCTTTTAACAAATAGCCTCTGTTGAGTATTTGTTCTGACTCTTCATTGAGCCACCATATATCTTTTTGTTCGTTCAT